AAACTTTTTCATCTTTGGCGTCTGAATCAGTATTGAGATAATGTCCAAGAATTCCTCCTCCATCAATAATCTGAGTTGCGCCATCATAATTTTCGGGTGTTACAAAAGTTTTAGTCTTTTTCTTTTTGTCCTTCTTGGATTCTATTTCAAAACCGAATAATTCAAAAGCCATAAATGTTTTCCTTTTTAAAATTCATAATAAAAAGGGGATGAGAAACTCATCCCCTTACATATCTTTAGCTATTAAAAGCACCGCTAATATTGCCCAACGCGGTTTTCATCATTCCGCCTAGGTTAACATCAACTTCACCGTCTTTAATCTGGACTCCACCCCATACACTAGAACCAGAAGAACTACCTGAACTATCACCATGACTTGATTCCCAACTATTAACAGCAAATGTAACTGCATATTCTTCAACTTGGTCATTAGAATCCCAAGACAAGTCAATTGCTGCAACTTCTGTTGGATAAATATCTTTCATAGTATAAGAACGAAGCGTATTCCCTTTTCGATCTAATTGTTGCACGATTGCAACACCATAAACTTCATCGGAATTTACTCGTTGATAATTATTATCATGTGCTTGAATATTTCGCATCCATCCCTCAAACTTACTACGAACAGACATTTCCGGATCATTGAATACGGTTACAGTCCAATCAGCAAATGTACGATCACCAGGAACCTTAAGTTGGCGTCCTTGATATGGTACATCAATATTGCCTACTTGTGAAACAGGCATAGAACTTCCTTTACACAACCAAGAAAAGTTGCCCATACTTCCACCAGCAGCTTGAGGAAACATATGCACTTGAAATAAATTAGGTCTTACACCACCCCTAAAACTTGAACTAAAATCATTAATACTTGGCATTTTATTACTCCTTTAATATTTAATAGTATTTATAAGATTAACCACCGATTTCTGAGAAAGAAACATCAGTTCGTGCGGCAATAAAGTTCAACTGGATATAATTGATAGAACGTGCTGGTTTAATGTAAATATCACCAACAAATTGATTAGCATCAATTATACTACCTGGGTTATTTGAACCATCACATACTACTTTAAAGTCAGTAATTCCACGGCGTCCTTGTATAGTTCTTAGAAAAGGTGAAACCATATTTACAAATTGTGCGCGTGTAAATGTATCGTTGAACTCAAATAGCATTGCCTTAGCAGCTATCGAAATTGCTTTTTCAAGTATGATAAAAAGGCGTCGTACATTAATACGATCAAACGCAGTTGGTGTTACTTGAGCAGTTTTATCTCCCCAAAGAATAATACCAGCACCCGTTTGTGTAATATAAGGATTAACACTCTTTTTATATAACTCATCACGATCTGCTTTAGTAGGTTCCCAAGACAATTTAACAATATTCTTAACTTGTCCTCGAGCCATACCAGCAGGTGACCACCATGCATCCTGAGTATATTCTGCTCTTGCTACCATACCAGCAGTATCAGGATTCATAGGCATCCAGAAAAACTTATCTCGATATCTACAATATTGATATTTCCAAGCACCATCATAAACAACGTAGTTGTTAGTTATGTTTTTATCAGCAACAATAGCTGTGCTAGTTTTCGTAGTAACAGCTGCAGTATAACCAGGTGATAAAAATACCATCGCATCATTTCTTTCAGAAGCACCTTGTCCACACATTCCAGACAATGTAGAATTCATAGCAGTAGTTGTTTCTCCACCAATAATGAGATTTACATCTACAACTTCTGGTACTTGAAATAATGGATAACCTTCATTAGCTGTAGTTCTTGAAGCAACGGTAACAGCAGCACCATTATTACCCCATCCCATAGACCCACCTAGAATAGCTTCAGCAGCAGTTGCACTATCAAAAGTTTGAAATGTTGCACTAGATTTTGGTTGACCAGCTGCAGTACCTGCCGCAACTGATAAGTCTGTTAATTCTGTTACATCACCCAACCATACATATTGTGATTCATTACGCAAAACATCTTTAATATAATTACTTGAACCATCATGTCGTTTTGCATCAGAAGCTTTACTTACAAAAGCAAATTTCTCTAAAACTTCACCCGGTACACCTGTCCACAAACCATCTTCATCAATTACAATAACGTGCATCTCATCTTGTGAACCACCATGAGCTGCAACATCGGCAGACGTTGAAGGTGCTCCATCAAAATGTGCAAGAAAGGTTTCATTGATTGTGGAATCTGCCCAACCATTAGAATCAATAACTTGGACTTTTAAACTATTTCCTAAAGCACCGGGATACTTTGCAATAAATAAAACATCAGCTGCAGGAGTTACACTATCATAATGAGTTGCATTATATACAGTTGCTCCGGCAGCGGCTGGAGCATTATTTCCAATAGTTGAGTTCAATGCGCCTGATTCACATACTCTAACAACAAGCAAGTTGTTTGCATACGCAAGGTAATTTGCGCAAGACCAAAAGTGTCTTTCTGTTAAATCGTCTGGTGTACCAAAAACATCAACTAGTTCGTTTTCGGTTGTTATTGTAGTTCTTTCATGGACAGGGCCCCATTGAAATCCACCACAATATGCACCGATCGCCGTAGCGGTATTTGGTACAACCGTTGTTAAATCTTTTTCCGAAATACTTATTCCGGGGGATACTTGAAATGCCATTTGTTTTCTCCTTTATACATTCTTAATATTGATATAGATTTTACTTGTTAAACGTATTAACTTTTTCCCACACACCACCATCGGGCATCAGTTCATACTCGTCATCCAATCCATCATCAATAATACCGAAAGGGATTGTCATATCATCAATAGTATCCATTTTATTTTGATATAATTTTTCCCGTATGTTTTGATTACTCAATTCTTTAAAATACTGTTGATCTACTAGCCATCCAAACAAAACTAATGTAGTCACCAAATCATCATTAGAACCTTCTTCAGCTGCAAATGTATCACCATTGGTTACAAAAGTTGTTAGTTCTGAGATGATATCATAATCAGATATCAGCAACTTATCTTCTTCAACTAAACTCTTTAGATTTGAACAACCTATCTTTTTAACTTGTTTGGTTGTTCTTACTCCTAAAGAAATATCTTTTCTATGACCACTTGATATTTGTTGGCCATGTCTACCAAACCATGATACTGTTAAAAGATTTTCATACTCTAAATCGTGATGTAAAACATCTGCTACTTGAGCTCCGATATCATTACTCTCAACTAAAATGTAAGCATCATTATATTTCTTTCCTATAGTATTTATAATATTAGGAAAAAGCAGCGGTGCAACAGTATTATTTCTGTATTTAGCTACAATTTTGTATGGAACATCTGTCGTATCAAAAACTGTGAACGTAGAATAATCTAAGCCTTGACCACGAGCTGTGTCAACTGTAATGGCATAAGTTTTGCCCATCTCAGGATCTTCATAAACATCTAAATCTTCTTTTGACCAGATAGGTGAACTATAAGATAACTCTTGTAATTTTTCGTATGATATTAGAGTATTAGAAGAACCAAGAAAATCTGCTTCATACTCTTGACGAAATGCTTCTTCACCAATATCAGAGATAATCTTTCTACGCCATTCTTGATCTCGTTCTGGAATACTCGTCCAATGAATCTTGAATGTCTTGAACTGATTATTTCCTTCTACAGCATCATTCCAGAACTTATAGAATAAGTTATAACCATTGGGTGTCGATACCATAATAATTTTGGTATCTTTACCAGATGAAATTGTAGGATAAACTGATTTGATAAATGCATCTGCAATCGTTCTCTGTACGAATGCAAACTCATCCAAGAACAACAATGAAAAACTATAACCACGAATTGCAGATGAAGATGTTGAAGATGCAATTATCTTAGAACCATTCTCCAGCTCCAAGTTTCCTTTGTTCCACTCAACAATACCTTGTTGTAAAAACTTTGGTAGATGTTGATAAGCTGTCTGCAATCTACCAAGTAACTCTCTGGATGTAGATGCTTTGTTGGCCAACATACCAACTATCTTTGTCTTGTTAAATAATACATAATGTAAAATATAACCAAGACTAGTTACAGATTTACCAGACTGCCTTGCACTCTTTACAATAACGTATCTATGTTCATTAAGAGTATTAATTAAATCTTGTTGATAATCATAAAGGTCAAAAGGAACTAGTCCCTTATCAACATGAATAACTTGAACATAGTTTTTTAAAAAATATATAATATCATCACGACATTTAACATATTCTTCAACTTCTTCTTTTGTAAATTGTTGTGGAACATTGGTTGGTTTTAATAACCTATTTCCTAAATAAGAATCTTCTCTATTTTCTTTTGCCATTTTATTCTTTCTTGCTATTTAACAAGTCTTGGAGTTCTTTTGTACTTCCAATGAATAAAGAATTATTTACAGTCTTTGGGTCTTTCACTTCTTTTTCAATTTCTTTCTTTGCTTTTTGTAATTCTAAAAGTTCTTTAGTTGTATCAGATAAAGTTCTAACCAGTTGAGCAGTTACTTCATAAGCTCGTGCTGATTCAGATTCTTTTGCAACGGCAAGTAATTCTTCAAGAGCTTCGTTACCCTTATCTATCAGAGTATGATATTGATCTCTTGAAAAATTATAATCATCAGTTAAATCATTTGTTTCAGATTTTACTACATTTACTTTTTCTTTTTTATTAACTTCAACTGGTATCAAGTCACCTGTTACATCTATCACTTTATTTAATTTTTCAACAGTTGATTTCTTCATATAGTTATCCTATTATTATTGTGCATCCCAGTAAGTTTTAGAAAGTTCACCACGTTCTACATCATCAACAGCCATTCTACATCTTACATAAGTTTCTTGATTTGGTGAAGCACCAGGTGTAACAAAAGTTCTTATACCACCTGAATATGAACCATTGGCCTCTGAATATGTATGAGCTGCCGTGGCAGTATTTTCATACTCCCATATATTACCTGTTTTTGCAATTGCTACCCAAGCCATGTTTATTACTCCGTATAAGTTGTTGTGTATCCGAAATCATCTTCAACATCTGCTGTTGTCGGATCTGGTTTAATATCTGTATTGCTTGCTTTTGTTCTGTTTGCTGATGGCAACGCCGCTTGTGTTGTTTCATCATACTTGGCAATATCAACTTCTTTAATAATACCAATATCTGCTGTCGGGCCATAAAGAAACCCTTGTACTGTAAATGTTAGTGTATGTATAAGAGCTCTTCTTGCAAGAAAATCTCCTTCATAAGTATCTTCAGTTGTTAGTCCTGTAAAGATAACTGGTATATCTCTTTTAATATCCATAGAACTTGACTCATTCATTGTCACAGAATATGCCGGAGCAAAGTATGGTAATATCTGTTCAAGTATCTGAGTTCCATCATCAGAGTTCTTAACCATAATACTTAAATTAAAATCAAAGTTATATGGTGTTGGTGTAAAAATTCTAGTTAATTTTGTATGGTCTGTTGCGTGTGCCTTTTTAAATTGCTTTCCAGTTACAAGTTTTCTTGTAGGATCATAAGTAATAGCTGTAAACTCAAACGACATTCGTGGTAATGTCAGTCCAATTTTTCCTTTACTAATATCAGTAGCCTCTCGTAATCTTACTAAAAACTTTTCAGAAGGTCCGTAAGCTATAGGAACTTTAATTTCTTCTTGAACCACATTAGAAGAATTAACTCGTCTTATACTAATATCATTAAAAATTGTTCCAAACAGAATAACAATATTTCGTATATTCTTATTATAAAAATAAGTACCAAACATATTATCTTACATCTCCAAATGGATTATTTTCTGAGAAATCAAGTATTGAATCTGCTTCAATCTCAAACTCCAAGTTATCAGCATTATCATCAGTTGGCAATACTTGATCTAAGTCAGCTTTACCAGTTGAATCTGTTGTAGATGATAAAGACCATGAAGCAGCACTTGTTTCCCCAATCACATTTGTTGATGCCGCCATGGCACCTGATGTATCATTAAGTCGTAATACTCTTGTCGTAGAGTCCCAACTAACAACCATTCCTTTAAATGTAGCATTGGCCAAACTAGGACCTTGATAAATTGCTTCATCAGTTGTAAATGTACCACTACCACCAGCAGACATAACAAGATCAATCGTATAGCCTTGTTCTTTTTCTATTGCATCTATATCAGTAATACCAGTTTCCAATTGCTCTTCAGCATACTGGAACAACTCACAAGTTAAATCAAAACTATAATTCTTTCCAGCCTGATAAAATGGTTGTTCATGTTCAACAAATTTAATTTCAAATAATCCTTTACTTATTGGTAGGAAAATTAAATCCCCTTCCAATGGTTTGGCCATGTCTGTTGAAAGTTCAAACCGATCTTTATGAACTGTAAAAATAACTTCATCACGAACATCTAAACCAAACTTTGTAACTAGATCACCTTCACCACCAAAACCATCAGTAGTTTTAAGATACATTTCAATTTCATATGCGGTAGAGAATTTAGATAGTACATCTTCTCCCATAATTAAATCTTCTTTAACTAAAGTTCGTGGAAGATAAAATACATCCATACCATGAATCTGTATTACTTCACTAGTCAAAGAGTTTATTAACTCTTGTTGTGCATGAGATGTTGTATTTTGAAAATATAAATTAGTTGCCATTAGCCTAATCGCCCAGTAGGTGGAAGTTCATATTTTAGATTCATTTCTTCTTCAATCTTAGTAATTTCTTCTACGGCTTCGTCATAGATTGTTTTACCATTGAGTGTCACACCACCGGGAAGTTGTACTCCTTCAAACTTCTTTAAGTTCTCTCCCCATTGTCTTTTAATCAATGCAGTACAATATTTTTTAAGAAACATATCATTATAGACTTCTGTATATTGAGTCGGATCTAACATACGCCAACATTCAATAATAAGAATATCACCAACATCAAATTTATCTGACCAATTTGTTTCTAAATATAATTTATCTTGCTTACGATTAAAATGAACTGTTGGTGTTACAGTAAATAGATGATCGACCATTGACCAATTCTGTAATGACATCTGCCAGTTAATCAATGATGAACCGGTAAATGTATTTAAATCTTGCAAACGAAGTTGAAATTCTTCATTGAAAAAACCAGTTTGAAAAGCATTGAAATTAGGAACAGGTAAAACTCTATTCACACCAATAACAGGACCTCCTACTGGACTAACAGGATCACCCATAGCTATATATTCATTATCAATATCATCTTGTGTTATAGTATGTTTAAGAAAAACTTTTTCTACACCGTCAAAATGATACTCGGCAAAGAACTCTAAAGCATCATCCATACGATCTGAAATCTGTTCATCATCTACATTGATTTCAATAACAGGATGACCTAATCTTCTTAAACAATAATCTTGTAAAAGTGTTCTTGACGTAATACTTGAGTTTGGATATGCCATAGTTTTATCCTAATGCGATTGCCATTGTTACAGCTTTTGAAGTTGCCGTTGCTTCTGTTACTCCCGGTGTTATCGTTGTGAAACTAAGAGTACCAGATCCGTTTGTTTTTAATACTTGTCCATTTGTTCCATCTGAAACATTTAATTCTGTTACGCCAACTG